GATGGCAGAATTAAAATGGAGTATTTCTGATTCTTCTTTACTTATTCCCGAAACGATTGTTGCTATGTTATTTGCTTTTGTTTTTTATATACTTGGAGAGGATAAAGATTAACCGCAACCCAAACCGGAGTAAAATCATTCAACCCCTGCCTAACAAGTAGGGGTTGTTTATTACCCGGTGATTTTTAAAAACCGTTTTGCCCCGTTTTCTCAGGTTTAATCCAACCCGAAATTCAGGACCAAGCAAGGCACAAAAAAACCCAAGCTAATTAAAGCCTGGGTTTCTTTTTTTACTGCCAACCTGAATCCTTAATAGTCCGGTCTTTTGTTCATCACTACTTCATAAAGATTAATCCAAGCCATAAACCAGGTAATCATGAAGCAGGATAGAAACGAATGAATCAGAATATCGGAGTAGTAATTGTATCCCCGAATCCGCTTCAGGAATATAGCAAAGACTAAGTAAGTAAGGAACGGACTCCAGTAAATTAACTGCCAAATGATTAATACTTTCATTCTTTGTCCCCCCTTTCCCGTTTGCTCGTTTCCCTTACCCGAATAACCAAATCCATTTCCAAGGCATCTAAGACTGCCAACAAGGACTTCAAAGATAGGTTCCTACCCTGACATACATTGTAAACAGATACCCTACACATACCCGTTTCCTGCCCTATGGTAGTATTACTTTTTTCTTCCATTCTTTTGGCTATGGATGTTTTAATCAAAAGATTCTCTAAGAATCTCCGATGTAGGGTTTCAACCCTGTTTGTGAACTGTTCTTTTTTCTTCATTGGTTTGAACTTGGAATGTAAAAAAAATCATTGTCAATAAGGTAAAACTTCACCATTGGAAATTTCTTTCTGTTTCTGGGGACAAACAAAACTTCTGTGGAATCATGGGACAAAAAGAACCCATACCCTTGTTTGTGGATACTTGCTTGGTGGTAGATCCATTTCTCAGGATAATGAAGCCTCGAAGGTTCATTGTGTTTTGATACTGAGCAGGAATAAAGAATCCCTGCTGTTAGGAATGCAAATAGTACTTTCATTTAGAAATTGAATAAAGTGTGACGGATGACAAATAATCCTGTGAGCAGGATAAGGACAACAGTAATTACCTCGTCCCTTGTTAGTGGTTTTGGTGGCCTTGGTTTGAACTTTCTCATAAGGTTTGTAAATTAAGTTAGTTCCGGAAGCAGGAATCGAACCTACCTGAATACCCAAATGTAATTCCGGAATCAAATGTGAATTAGAATTTTTGAACTGAAGCAATAATGATTTTTGAGCTTTTGACTTCAGGAATATCTGTTTCCTCTACTTCTGTTTCTGTTTCCTCTACTTCCTCTGTTTCAGGTTCCTCGTTTACATAAACAGGTTTTTCAATCATAACAGGCATAACTATAAAGTTATCATCAACCCATGCAGCCCTGTTGGGTGTTGATAGGTTCAAAGTAACTTCAGGACTTTTGCTGTCCTTTAATACCTGAATCAAATACTTTGCATTGAATCCTATCAAAAACCCATTTTCTCCTGTCCATTCGCAAGGAACTGTGGTACTGAATTCCTTTGAGTAATCCATATCCTCAGCAAATAGGCTTAATTTGTCATCTGTAAGCATAAATTTAACCATTGGAACAGTTTTGTTGGTGTACTTCAAACAGGCCTCTAAAGCTTTAATAAGGCCGTTTCTGTTAATAATTACAAAAGTGTTTGTTTTTTCAGGGAGCACATTCCGATAATCAGGGAACTTGTCGCACATTAAACGAGTATAAAAGAATCCAAAATCTAAATGAACTTTTGCCCGTGAACAGTCTGAATTTACTTCTATGGTCCTGGTTGCATTCAGAATTTTAGGAACAACCTTTGCCGGAATAAGAAAATCTAAATTCCCTTCTTTATGGTATTGGTTTAGTTCTACCTTTAGCCTGTGTGCATCGGTACTACAAATATCTTTGCCTACAAATATCCCATTCATAGAAGGTTTGTTATCATCAGTACTTGCAAAGGGGACAAAGCTTGTAAGGTCCGGAATTGTAGTTTTGAATTCAGGAATGAATTCGGGAATCGAAGGGAATTCAGAATTATTTTCCCCGAATGAGGTCATGGTCATTTCCCCTGCTATGAATGTAATTTTGTAGGTATAGCAGGTTGATAAATTACCTTCTGAATCTGAATTTACTTCGCCAGCAACGGGAATTTTTTCCACTTGCATTTCTACAATTTGATTCCCTAAGGTTTTTAATGTTTCCATAAATTCCTGAAAATTTATACATACTTCAGGAAGGTTCTTGTATGGAATGTGAATCGTTTGTTCAAGGTTTGTACCCGTGAATCCTGTGGAATCCATTTTGATACATTCGCAAATAGGTAAAACATGCCGTTTCGGAATTACTGCCTGCATAGGTGCAAGAATTTTGATAAGGAAGGAAGGATTTACTTTCATTTTTACAAAGGTTTTAAGGTGAATTTATTACTGAATTTCTTGTTTAACATTCAGGACTATGGAACTAACAGGAATATTCCCCTGAATGGCTTCCCATATAAGCAATATGGAATCAATTCCTGTTTGAGCATGTAGTTCTATTAATACTTTCTCCGCCTGTTCTAATCCCTTTGCAGGGGATTTTGTCGGGTTTCCTGAATTGGTTTCCCGTTTGTCCTGAATCTGTGTTTTTACTTTTGCCGGAATTACTTTCCCCGTTTCGGAATCTTTTGAACTTTCGATAATTTGTCTAAGTTCGTCCGGATTGTCTGTCCCCTTCATGGCCTGAATAACAACAGATGCACTTACTTTCCCCGTTTCTATTTCGGTTTTTATTTCGCCAGGTGCATAAGACAAGCTCAAAATATCCCTTACATACTGTTCCGAATAGGTACAACGCTTGCAAATTTCGGGAATGGTTTCTCCTGCAAGTTCTAATGCCTGAAATACTTCAGATAGTTCCAAAGGGGTAAGACTTTTTCCCGAATTTCCGTTAATCTGAAGGTAAAGGGAATCCGCTTCTGAAAATTCCGTTTCAGGTTTGACTAAACAAGGGACCGGAAATTCAAAGCCTTGTAAACTTAGTTCCTGAAGGGCACGGAATCTTCGGAACCCGTCCCGAATGTGGAACTTCCCCTCAGGACTTTCAAAGCCTTCTAATGGCTTTATTAACCCGTTTATACGGATATTATCCGCAAGGTTAGAAATATCCCCGTAATCCGTACGGGAATTAATTTTCTCATCGGATATTAAATCCGAAAAATTGAATTGTTTTACTTGCATGGTGCTTATTGGTTAAGGTAATTATTGAAAAATTCTTTTGCCGTGAATTGTGCATCCTCAAAGGTTTCATATTTCCAACCTATGCAGGTAGTATCTGAAGGTTTTCCGGTCCTCGTTTCATAGGTTCCGGATTGATTCCGGACTATGTGACAAATTATCCGGTTTTTGTGTTTGAAGGTTTGAATTACATTGTTTTGCATAATGTTTTTATTTTAAGTTCATACACGGTTTTACCCGTGTTTCATCCTTACGGAATCATCAGTGAACTAAATTAGAATCTATTCCCATTCTCATAAAATTCCCATTCATATGCCTCGCACATTTCCGAAAATGATTCCTCAGATAATTGATATTCATAATCCTTGCAACCTGCTGAAATTACAGAATCAACACAATAATTTAAAATTTCCTGAAGGTTTGTGTATTTGCAAGGCCTTTGAAGGAATCTGTAAATAGGTTCCATAAAATCAATATCCGCACAAAATCCCGTGAACTTGCATTCGTTTTTTAATAATTCTACATTGTACCTGTTATTAAGGTATTTGTACAACCTTACTCCGGACAATTCAGAATTATTGTGTTCCGAAATTCTTACATTCCATGAAGTATTCCCCCAGTCTATGGAATAATTTTTCAATTCAATATCAAAGTAATTTAATGCGTATCGAATTGTTCTAAGATAGTCATCGGACCAATAAAATTCTGTTGAATAGCAATAATTGTTCAGGGCTTTTTGTTTTGCGGAATCGGATAGTTCCGAAAATTTGTAAACTGTTTTTTCAATTGTTCTCATTTTATTTTTGGTTTTAAGGTTAGCTCCTGCTTCAGGGATTGAACCCGAATGAATCCCAACCAGGGAGCAGGACAAAGGAATTAGTACCAGGTTTGAGTATTTACAGGTTCTTTGCCTGAAAAATAATCTAATTCCGTTTTATAGGTATCAATTTGCGAATGGTCCCAATCCCCCCGGGTTTCCCAAAATGGATCATTCCTGCTCATTTGCTTTTTTGTCCGGGTAAATTCCCGGCTATTCATAGCCTCTTTTTTGTTGGTTCCTAAATACTCCTCGTATCCCCAACCTTTTTTGAAATTTTTTGTAGTGTAGAACATGGTTTGAAGTGGTTTTAAGGTTAAATTTTTCTAAGATCAAACGGTTCCGCATCTAACCCATAATCGCAGGTATAGCCCACGGAATTTAGTTCCTGCACAAGTTCGGAGCAGTTTTGGTAACTATTATCCATTTCGGAATATTTTTCCAAAATTTCCAAAACTTCAATGGGTAATAATTCAGGATTTTCAAATAGATCTTTCATGATACAAAGGTTTTAAGATTCAGACAAAGCAAAGAATAAACCTTGCTTTGTTTCGGCCTTTGAGCCTCATCAGTGAATCAGTGAATCAATTAAAGTAATTTTTGCAAACCCTACGGGACAAATTCCGGCTTATTGCTTTGCGAATTTCGGGACCTGTTGTATAAATATAATTTCCTTCTGAATCCGTTTCGGTCCTGAAGGAATCCCAAATTAAGGACCTGAGGACAAAATTACAAGCGGGCCGGTATTCGGTTGGGAAATATTGACCGGTACAATATTGTAATTTTCCGTTCTCTAAGGTCAAGCGTCCGGATGACTTACTCAGGTATTCAGTTAATTTTTCTTCTAAATTGGAACCCAACCGGATTAATGCAAGGTTTAACAGTTCACGGAAATCGTGCAGGTCCTTTGTAATTTCACGCATTTCAGCGAAGTAAATTTTACGGTCCCCATAATCGGCAAATGATAAGCCTGGTTTTTGGTTTGCAAATTGGATTAATTTTTCTTTTGTACTCATTGGTTTTGGTTTTAAGGGTGAAACGAAATTAAAGGATTGATTTAACAAGGGCCGTAATGATGTGAACGGCGAAATAAAACACTGAGAGGAACAAAGCTATATATATATGCTTTGTGTAGTTTTTTACTTTTTTCATGGTGCGAATTGTTAAATTAGATTAACGGGTACAAACATACAAAGGTTATTTTTAATTTGTCAAGTAATATTTAACAACAAACTAAAAATATTTTTTAACTAACTGAAAAACAACACAAAAAAATTTACCTATAAGAAAAAAAAAGAATAAAAGCGGATACAAAATAAGATACAAGACAAGGAACGGACACAATATAAAACAGAATTAAAGGAATGATCCTACCTTAAAATTAACTTAGAAAAATTTATCTGGTGAAGGTTTGAATAACGGAATAAAGCGAAGGGAATGAAGGGATGAGTAAAGGGGGGGTAATTTCCCTTTATGGAATTCCAACAAAGGGACTCACATTCCGGAATGATGCAACCAAAAATAAAGGGATCATTCAGTGAATGCATTCCGGACAAAGGGCAAAGGGATTAATTACATTTATCATTTATAGGTACATATAACTATTATTATGTTAAGTAAATTATATTTCATATTGTAACTAACTGAATAACAAATGGATAAGCCGTAACGGGCACAAAGGGAATGTATAAAGGTATTGACAACATTTGTATAAGTGATAATCTCAGGGGTGCAGGGTGAAGGCATCCGGACGGATTGAGACCCCCCCTTCATCGGAATTGCGCATTTCGGATTTTCGGACCGCAGGCCGGCGGGGGTGCTCGCATATAATCATACCCCAACTTTTCATTCGAGGTAAAATTTGATATTTAGTAATTAGTCTTAATGTGTGCTATCCCCAACTTTTCATGCTAATCAATTTTGAGTGTTTCGATATTTATGCTGAACCTACTTTTCACACGCAACAGAATATGTAAATCGGTTTGGATTGGATTTCTGGTTTGCGTTTCAATTAAGGTTGTGTTGTAAGTGCATGGTAGTTAAACTTCAATCAAACATTGCCCTAAGAAAGAAAACCTGATATATCGCCCCCTGCAATTGAGGGTAGGAGCATTGGATGGTTGGGGATTGTGTTGTATTTGTAGTAGGGTGGGTCGGTAATGCGAACTGCCCGAAATTCATGGGGGAATGAAATTTAAAGCGGCTGGTTGAGGGCTGATGTTGAGTTATGGTTGGGGTATTGTTGGTTTATGTAGTTTATAGCCCAAAAAGCGGAATGAGCGAATGTGTAGTGTGGGATGTTGTGATATTCGTGAATGTAGCGTTTGGGCGTGTTAGTTGGTTGGAAATACAGGTTGGTGCGAGTGGTTTTCGGGAGGGTAGGGTTGGTGTAAAAGAAAGGATCAGCGGAATTGTTTGTTTGGTGTTTCCCTAGACTAATATAGGCTGGAATTTTTAAAAATTAAATTGGTGATTTTCAGTTGTTTATGTTTGTGTTTAATTTCATAACTTGCGAAAATCGGACACTTTCTGTCCGAAAAAGGGGGTTACTCTGACACTTTCTGTCCTGTTTTTTGTAACTTTGTATATTAGTTTGTACTTTTGTTTTTGTGAATGCGAAGGATGCTAATTACGAGAAGAGGTTGAATAATATGTGCATTGACCACTTTAGTTATATGAGGTTGTACGGGGAAGCACATGTTTCGTTGTTTGGGTTAAGTGATAATGCTTGGAGGTTGCTTCGTGCTTTGGTTTTGTGTAGTGATGTTGAGGATGGGTTGGTTCATGTGTATATAAAGCCAATTAAGATTAAGGTGAAGGGGTTAGCGTTTATGAGGGTAGATGATACGGATTACAACATTGACAAGCGGTATTATCGGGCGTGTAAGGAGTTAGCGGATGAGGGGTTGTTAAGGAAGGCAATGGGAGGTTTTGGTTGGTGTTTGTTTGTGAATCCTATTGTGGTGTATATGGCGGATTATAGGAATCGGAAGAATTTGATTGAGAAGTGGAAGGTTGATTTTAATAAGAATTTGGAGATATGACAGAAATACTTGAATTAAGTGATAAGGATATGGAGTGGGTTACGGATGTTGCGTTCAATGAGTTTAACGGGAAGTCGGATAATGACTTAGGGGACAGGTGTGTGAATTGCAATTTGTATGATAGGGTTGATGCGGAGAAGGGTGTATGTAAGTTAAGTATGTTGGATGTATTAAGGACTGACTGTTGTTGGATGTTCTTACCAAAGGTTGTAACAAAAGTTTAAAGAATATGGTACAGAGATTCAGAAAGAAACCAGTAGTAGTTGAGGCGATTCAGTTTATGGGAGAAAACGACAAAGAGTGTATTGAGTTTTGTCCAAAAGCAGTAGAGGGTGGAATACATACAAAAGTTCAAAAGCACTTAGTAGTTCCGACAAATGGCACTTTTCAAATATGCAATGTTGGAGATTATCTTATCAAAGATGCTGAGGGAGAATTTAGTGTATGTAATCATGATGTTTTTTATTGTATTTACGAGAGTGCTGACACTTCACAATCTAAAACACCTATTGTCTTATTTGACAAATCCCTTCTTCGTGATGATGTAACAGAAAAGGATATTGCCAATAAAATCACAATTATCAACAAGTAACAAGTTTAAAGTAAGTAATATTATGAGACCAGAGAAAACATTGTACTCGGAGTTCCACTTGGGACTTAAGCCAGGGCAGGCTACCATTAACATTAACCACAGTAATCCTGAGGAAAGGAAGCCTTCGGTAGAGGTTGTGTGTCGTTTTCCGTTTAAGATTGTAACGGAAGAGGGAGAGGTTTACGAGGCAGGGACTATGATGAAGTTGAGCTTTTGGGCTCGTGTGGCTAAGAGTGGCAGAGTATGGCATAGTGGAGGTGTGTCTGCGGTGGGGGAGAAATTCTATCGTGGTGGTTCTTCAACAAGCAATGGCAGTACGGGCACGAGTACTTCATCGGGGACAAGTTCAGGTATAGGAACTGGAGCATCGGTCCCAACGAACAATACGGGCCATGGAACTTCAGCACCGACTACGGGAGACGACCTTCCGTTTTAAGGCGTAGATTTTATGATGAGAATACTGGTTCAGATTTGGATCAGTATTACTCTCATATTAACCCTGGGATGGGTTTTGCCAATCGTAATAGTAAGAAGCACGGGAAGTATGATGTGGACTTTATTGGGTTGTTGAGGCTTCCTATTGAGTTTGGGGGAAGGTTGTGTAAGGTAGGGGTGTTTGTTAAGTTAATGCCTGATAGGAGGACGCAGTATTTAAGTTTGCGGTTTATGGAAACGGAGAGTGTTGCGGAGAACATTGTTACGAAGAAAACGGAGCAGATGTTAGAGCATATGATTAAGACTGGTGAGATTTACGAGTTACCGGGGGTGGCAGAAAAGTACGGGGACATTATGAGTATTGAGGTAGATGGGTTTGATGAAGTTAATGATGAGTATTAAGGTTTATGGGAAAAGATTGGATTGGAAATAAAAATAGTGTTTACAAAACCTTGGGCTCAAGTAGTCATTGTGACGAAGAAAGACAAAATGAAGATTATTATGCAACAGACCCAAAGGCTATAAAACTATTATTAGGGCTTGAATCTTTTTCTAAAAACATTTGGGAGTGTGCTTGTGGTGAAGGGCATATGAGTATTGTTCTTCAGGAAAATGGGTACAATGTTAAAAGTACAGATTTGTTTGATAGAGGATTCGGAGAGCATGGTGTTGATTTTTTAAGCATGGGAAACTCTGAATGGGATGGAGATATTATTACAAATCCTCCGTACAAATATGCTCAGGAGTTTATTGAAAAAGCATTACAGATTATACCAATAGGGAATAAGGTTGCAATGTTTTTGAAAGTGCAATTTTTAGAGGGTAAATCAAGAAAAAGTTTATTTGTTTTGCATCCTCCAAAGACTGTTTATATTTCAAGTTCAAGAATTGAATGTGGTAAAAATGGAGTTTTCAAAAATGAAAGTGCAGTTGCTTATGCTTGGTTTGTGTGGCATAAAGGTTATAGTGGCACAACAGAATTGAAATGGTTTAACTAATTTTGCACTATGGAAGAAAGTCCTAAAGAAGAGAAAGTGTGCAGACCTTGTTCAGAAAAGAGTAAGATTATAGAGGGGAACTTAGTTGCCGGACAGATTAATTATAGTGTCAGGGATAAGGCAAAGAATCTTGTAAGTGGCATAGGGGATATGTTGAAGGAGAACTATGTAAGTAATGAGGAGTATATGCGCAGGAAGGAAATATGTAGGCAGTGTCCTCACAGGCTTAATGTATTGACGAATAAGCACAATCCTGAGAGGGTAAGTAAGGCGGATAAGTGTATGGCTTGTGATTGCTTTTTAATAGCGAAGGTAGGTAACCTAAGGGGCAAGTGTTGGTTGGTTAATCAGGAGTGCCCTTTGGGGAAATGGAAGGTTTAGTCCTGAAATATTATTTCCCATTTATCTTTTGCGTTTTCGTTATTGAGTATTTTATTTGTAACTTCAATTACCTCCCGTAAGTCATAGGCGTTATGAGTAACTATTAGAATGTTGTTTACTGTTTCAAGCATTGGATTACACTTGCACGACTGAGTTTGTTCGTGGGGTTCAGTGTCATTCCGTGGTATTATTTGTATTGAGGTCATTGTTGCGTATGTTTATTGTTAGGTGCAAGGCTACGAAACTGCATCTAAACGAGCATTTGTGATTTCAATAGCCTTTGGGTTAATGTCGCAACCTATAAAATTTCGGTTAAGTTCTTTACAAACTACTGCTGTCGTGCCACTACCTAAATAGTAATCAGCCACTACATCACCTTCATCTGTAGAAGCCAAAACAAAACGACTTATTAGTTCCTTTGGTTTTTGAGTTGCATATCCTGTCCTTTCAGGCTGACAATGAAGCATAGGTATATTTACAATGGTATCTGCAACTCTGCTATCCCTAACCTCATAAATACCCTTCCCTTCATCATCTTTTACATATATTTTTTTACCGTTTACCTTTTTTATTTTACTAACAACTATTGGCTTTGCCCTTGCATCTTCTATGGTATTAAATGTATAATTCCCAAGTGCATAGAATAAAATAACGTCATTGCTTTGCGTAAACATCTTTTTTCTTGTATCGGGTATTTTATTCATATAATACCAAATAATCTCATTGCGAAAATTATTATACCCAAAAACATCATCCATTAAACAGCGTAACCAATGGCTAATTTTGCAATCCATTTGTAAATAAATTGAACCGTTTTGTTTTAGCACTCGTTTCATTTCAATAAGTCTTGGTAGGTAGTGGCTTTCTATTTCGCTTCGTATTGGCTTTAAATCTTGATAATCGCCAAAGTTTCTACCTGTGCCATAAAGTATATCGCAATAAATCATATTTACGCTTTCATTCGGCTGTGATTTTAGTAGTTCCAAATTATCACCGCACTGCACATAACACGAGTTTGGCAAAATTGCCGTTTCGTTTTTCATAGGGATTAAATTTACAAGTTCTTATCAAGCAATTCAAGGATAGCAAGCCAATTTTCCTTGGTCTTGAAGTAAATCTCCATAACCTGTGAACCTGCCTTCTCCCGGTTAAGGTATATATCCAAGCCATACAATTTTGTGTCATCCTTGTATGCGTAATACCCAACGAAGTCAATTTGGTTGAAACTGAACATTACAAATCCGTCCACATATACTTTGATTCTACCATTGTAGATTTTTAAGTCGTAGGTGTGTTTGTGTGGTTGTTTATTAGGTGTTTTCATTTTCTGTTTTGAATAGTGGTGGATTCAGGTAGTACATGGTTCCGTAAAGTTCTTTAATAAATCCATGTGAATGCTTTTCTGCATTATCAAGTTCTTCTTTGGTGAATACATATTGAGGTTGACAGGTTCCAATGTTTTCACACCACTCCCTTGATACGAAACCAATTAGTTTAAATTCGTTGTTTGGCTTCATGAGTTTATTGTTTTCATCCCAATTCTTAAATGCCTGTGCAAAGATATTCATATCTGTACTACGAGTTTTTGCGGTGAAAGTTACAGGTTTTTGGGGTGTTTTCATTTTATTGCTATTAGTGATATTGATATTAAAGTTACACTGAATTATATTTCATTTCCATTTCTTTTGAATTTCAGTCCTCGTTCTTTTTGCTTTTCAGCAATTGATTTACCATTCGACTTCTTCTTTTTCTTCTTAATTTTTTTGTAAGGCGTGAACTTTTTTGAAACTATTGTGCATCCATTTTTGGATGTTGTCATTCTGGTTTTACCTTCAAGGTCAGGGAAAGCATAAGATTCTTTTTGAATATTGTAAATGTTTTCGTGCTTGTTTATGAGTTTATACTCATACTTTTCTGCATCATCTTTAGTTGAGAAATGTTTTATGATTTCATACTTAAAAGCATCTTTGCCATACTTATTATAGTCCTTTTGAAGTTTATAGTTGTGGTGCTTTTTATTATGCAAATCCTCTTTATGAATCAAAATTCTGTATCCAAAACTATGTGTTGAACCAAAATAAACCGTTCCGGTGACTGTGTTTGTGATTTTGTAAACTACCATAAATGAAAAACCCTCAAGGGGTAGTGCGTCCTCAAGGGTATTCAATCGTCTTATGAGCAAAGACAAATTCTTCTGTTACACATTGTTTACGCACCACCGTAACAACGGAACAAAGTTATATCTACACTACGAGTTTTCCAAACAAAGGTTACATTTTTGCTAAAATATTTTTTCTTACCTTTGGTAAAAATTTGTTTGTTATGGCAAAGGCTAAAAATATCGAAACCGTTGTTGAAACTGAAAAGGAAAGCACTCCTATTACAGTTACAATTCATATTAATGTGAATGGTCGCATTGTTGCTCGTACCATTACCGTTAAGTCTGACAAGGAAATTGACGAGAAAGTCCGTAAGATTACCAGAAACATTAAGTTCTTTGGTGGTATTTTGGTTCGTGTTCTCCTCAATGGACAGTCTGCTGAAGATGTAATTTTCAAGCGGATTGAGAAAGTATTGAACAAGAAGTAATAATATAACTTTATGACAGAGGTAAAACCCCAAGGTGTGAAAGTAAAGCACCGCACTTCAAATTTTGAGGTGAGCATAGATGAAAATACGGGAAGGAAACTAAAAGTCAGCGTAGATGTGGAGAACCTTGATTTCATAGTCCATGGTGTTTCTGCTTTGATGAAGGAACTTGAGAACTTCAAATACAGCAAGAACACTATTGATAGTGACATTCGGGCAACTGATGAACTCTTTAAGCACACTATGGCTCTTCTGTATTCAGCCCGGAACTCCGGTAGGCTTGAAACAGAATAGTCCAAATGGCTTCAGGGAACGACAAATACGGTAAAGTTTTATTAGAGAACTTAGGGGACTTGTATTCACTTTTAAGTGAACACGGGGCTGAAAGTGTATTGCCTACTGCATTCGTTGTTGAACTTGAAAGGCAGGGCGTAGTTAGTAATTCTGACTATATGCCAGGGGAAATACTTTACAACCGCAAGCAGAAAGAACGGCAAAAAAGACAGAAGTATATTGCCAAGCAGTTAGAAAAAAAGTTTGGCAAAACCCACACCAAGCAGTTATTTGAACAGATTAGTGATAACCATGTTGAGGTTGTCAAGGGTAAGTTCAAGAATGAGCCAACGGTAATTGTAACCGAGGAAAGGAAAAAGCAGGAGCAGGAAAGCGTAGAGGTTATTTACCGAGGGGGTGTAATTAAGAAAGAGGATTGGATTCCGTACAGGAATGATGATAAATTTGACTTTGACCCACAATTTATTCGTTGGGTTGATAGTTGGTTTCCAAGGGGATTTAGTTATGCCACAGAGTATTCTAAATTCAATATCTATTGCCAACAGGCAGAGGATTGGTACATGGCAGGGTATGACATTAACAATGCCCTTACCATTGACGAGCAGGTAGATTTCTGTTTGTCAGAAAAGCGTAGGTATGAGGAGAATAGCCTGTACTATGTTTACAAGAATGGCAGGTTAAAGGATGGTAGTTTTGATGGAGGCAGGAGAAGAATAGAACCCTACAAGGCACAGAAACTACTTTTGTACTTACTTGATTGCGGATTGTCAGTTGTTATTGGCAAGATGAGGCAGTTGGGTATTACGAGTATTTTGGGAATGGGTGCTGCTTCCAAGACTATGTACCGAAGGGAGTGGTTTACCAAGTACATTTGTGAGGATGATAGTAAAACCCGAAGTGTATTTGAGGACAAGATTAAGTATCCCATAAGTGAAACTCCACACTATCTTGTTCCAAGCAGTTTTAGTGATGCTGAAAGGCAGTTGAAGTTTGGCTTAAAAGAAGTTAAGGGTAGGGTAGCAGGGGCAAATAGTAAGATAGAGGTAGTTCCCCCAAGTGCTACTGCTGTAAACTCAGGTAGTCCGCAGTTGGTACTTATAGATGAGATTGGAAACATTCCCGTACTTACCAAAATGGTGAATGAATCCCGACCCACGATGTTTATTTTTAATCCGGAAACCAAGAGGATTGAGTATAGAAGGCAGTTGTTTATGTGGGGAACAGGGGGTGAAATGAAAACGGATAGTTTTGAAACCGAGTTTAAGGCAGCACTAACGAATTGGAGGGACAGAAACTTTAAGTATGGTATTATTCCTGTGTTTTTGGATGCGTTTTGTAAGCCAGGAATACAGGGTGATTTCTATGAAACCGAGAAAAGGAATGCGTATAGCAAACAAGGGGCAGACCGAGAGGCTACAATAGCACAATTTCATGCGGCATATCCTGTTCATATTGACGATATGTTCATCAGGAGTGTAAACACCTTAGTTCCTATTGCTACTTGTAATGCACACCTGAAGCGTATATGGAGTTTGGAGGAAAGTGCAAGACCGATTTATGGTAGGTTTGAGCCTGTTTTTGACACCAATAGTCCTACAACGGATATTAATGATTGGCCATACAAAGTAGTTGGGGTGATATTCGTGCCTATGAGTAAGGAGGAAGATCCACCAATAATTATGTTCCATGAGCCTGAAAAGAATTGGAAGTACAGGTATTTTCAGGGGACTGACCCTATTAACACAGAAAGTGGGCATAGTAAGTTTGCGAGTGCTATATGGGATGCTGAATGGAATACGGTTAGTTGTCAGTTGTTTTGGAGGGTAACAAACTTTGTGGAATGCTATCAGCAGAGTTTATTGATGGGGTTGTACTATGACAAGAAGGATTGGAGGGGTGTTCCAGAGTTAATTGAGTACAACATTGGTGCGGATTATATAGGATTTAGGGAGAGAAAGGGATTTGACAAGAATGTTATTTTCAACAAGGAGTTGAATCCTATGATGCACATAGATGGGGCAAGAGTAGGTATTAGCAATAAGTCGGCAACCAAGGGTAAGATTATCAATAAAATGACCGAGCTGTATAACAACTATGCGGATAACATATTTATTGAGGAAACCTTTGAGCAGTTAAAAACTTTTGTTGAGAAACCTACACCAAATGGCGGAGTAAAGTGGCAGGCGGAGAATCTTAAAAAGCACTATGATGATATTTTGTTTAGTCAGACTTATGCTTATATGGCTTCTCAGTTGTATGCGAGTAGCAGTAGGTATCCACAATTTACGGATGAGAATGCACCAAGGAGTGTAAAGACTACTTTTAGCAGAGATGCTTATGGTAATTTAAGGCGTGTAACAAGTTTAAGTTAAGTATATGGAAAATTCAGTAAATCAGTTCCCAGAGGAACTAAAGTTGCCTGAGGGCGTGGAAAGAGTGGACTTCTTTGTGTTTGAAAGAACGATTAACAAAGATGGCAGTATTGGAATGCAGTTAAGAATTGATAGCTCCGACCCAAATTATCCGAACACGATTAGTGCTTTTGAGGTAATTGGTGCATTGGAAACAGCGAAATTCAATGTAATGCAACACCGTTTTGCTAAAGGACAGTAAGACCGACCCCAATAAGATTGATTTAATACTGCACAATACGCAGTTAAAGAAGTTGATAATCAAGCGTATGCAGGAGTTCAAAGTGAATCCTCTACGCTTGATGGCTTCGACACAGGTAAGGTATGATGATTTGCGGTTGTGGTTAGTAACGGAGAGTGTAAACTCCAAGCCTTTAAGTCATTACGAGATATTGAAGGTATGTAATATGTTGAAAATCAGGCTTCGGGTTCAGTTAATTGTTGAGGAAGCCGAGGCAGATAATGCAATAAAATCGAAATATAGGTATGACAGAGATAGGTCAGAGAAAGTTACAGAACAAAATAATTCGGAAGTTGGACAGCAACTCAGTAAAGTTACGGGAGTTGATGTCAGTTCATTTGGAATTAGTGGGGGTATTGGCGAGATTAACTCCGGAGGTGACAGCGGTGGAAACCAAGGCGAGGTGTCCCAAGGAGGCGAGGCATCTGTTACGGGAGTTGAGGGCATTGGAGGGGATGATAAAGGAGTACAGACTTGGCGTACGGGAAATATGGCTACAAGATATGAAACCGAGGGATGAGGAGAAATTTGGGGTATTAAGTCAGTCTAAGGCGGTTAGGGACAGAAACTTGGAGGAATAGGTGCTATAAGATTTTTTTGTATAGTAATTTAGACAGTTGTATCTTTGTCATAAGTTCAACTATTTAATTTCATAAAATGGCTTTAAAAAATTATTCTCTCGTAGGGTTGCTGAACACCAACCCATCCGTTGCCGCAGACTTAGTTCTGGCAAATGGTGAATTAACTGTTGTTGATTCTACCGTAACCGCAGGTTCTCTTGCTTGGGGTGGTAGTATCAAATGGGTTGATGTAGTAGATAACGCTGTTGTCGCTCCATCTTCTGGTCAATTCCAAGCAATTCGTCTTGACACGAGTGCTGTAACCCCAACTGTTTCTACTCAGTACATTGTCAGAGTTTATCCTGATCCTGTAAGTGGACTTAACCCAAGTACCTTTATTTACAACACTGGTGCAGTTGCTCCTTCAATCGCTACTTTGGTAACTGCTATTGCAGCCCAAATCACTTCCGATTCTCAAGGTACTTACACTGCATCAAATGTTGCAAATGACTTGGTTATTCAGGGCAACATCGGTAACTTAGGTACTCAAGTTTATGGCTTCAATGCTACTATCAACTTGGCTGTTACTCAGACTGTATCACAGGCTCTTATTCAGCCAGAAGGTAGTCCTTCTATCATCAATGCCAACACAGGTATTCCATTGTCTAACCTGACTGCCGCTTCTTACAATACTTACGAAGTGTTATACACCGAGAAAGTAGAGAATGCAGCAGGTACTTTTGAGGTTGTCAATAAGACCGCTGTTGTATATGTTGATTCTACCGCAGATGTTCTGTTTGCTGGTGCATGGGGTAACACATTCTCTGGTGCTGGTACTACTGCTGACTACTTGGCTCGTCCGTAATTAATCGGGTATATAAAAAATGGTTGAACTGCCTCCACAGGAAGAAATGGGAAAGCATCCCGAATCTCTACAAGTGGAGAATCCTTCGCAAGAAAGGGGTTTGGGGGCTACGACCAAAAAACCTGATGTAAACTTTGGTGAGGATGTACTTTTTGTCCCGAACATAAATAAGGACAAAAGGTATATCCTTACCGATTTACGGAAAGAATATCCTGAACTTAATCGCATTGAAGAGTTTAAGACACTCAAAACATGGCAAATGTATTTTGTGTGGCTATACGCAAGTCCTTGCAGTCCTTATAGTAAAACAGAAATACCTGAGGGCGTAAGGCGTAAGAATGCTACTGAAAGGGCGTTATACGATGGCGTAAACAATAGACTAAGACTTGGGGTATCTGATGAGGAATATGCTAACTACAAGCGTGGTGTGTTCCCTGAAGAAGTAAATTCCGCTATCCGCAGAATGGAAATGTTTAATCCTAATGCGAGGTTTAAGGCGAGGTTGGCAGCAGAAAAGATTCTTGATGACTTTATGGTGTTTTTAGATAGAAGTCCGCACGAAATTACGGACACAGAAGAACGCAAGAAGTATGTAGAAATGTGTGTGAAAATACACGATGAACTGCCAACGATTATTAAAAATGTTGAAGAAGGATATGGGGTTCGTACAGTTACTAAAAAGGTGGAAATTGAGGGTATGAAAGGGCGAACTTTAATGGATATGGCTCACGAAAGAGAAAAACAAGAACGATGAACTACTCTACAATAGGCGTAAGACCAAACAGGATTACCGGAATTGATGGTAAGAAAAACGAAGAGTACGACTTAGCGTGGGCGAACTATATCATAAGCAGAGTATTTGATTGGAGGCTGGATTTTTTCAGGGTTAAAACCGACACTAATTGGATGTTTCTTTTGGCTAACTACCAAATGAAATGGCAATGGATGTTGGATGAAGATATCGATACATTCCTGAATGATGAAAGCGGACAACCTAATGGGCGTATTCGGTGGCAGGATAATATCATGGCTCCCGTACTTCGTCAATATGTGGGTAATGCAATTCGTACAAGTTTTGAGTACAGGGCAGAACCTTTAAGCGAAAGCGTACAGCAAAAGCGTGACCAAGAAATGACCAAAATGATGGTTATTTCACAGATTGCCCAAGAAATGGGCGGTATATTCAAGGATATGCTTCAAGACCAATTCCCTATTGGAGAAGGTCCCGAGGACGCAGAAAGGCTATTTGATGGTTATTACTTTGATTCCCTTACCCGTGATGTAAACAACCTGATTAAAGTTGTTGCTGACAGAAACGATGTAAACGGGAAGTTAAAGAAGTGGATGACCAAGCAGTTATGTGCTTCAGGAATGTGTGTTGTTTTCAATAAAGAACACTTCGGACACCAAGTATTTGAGGGATTGGATAGTAGATATTTCTTTTGGGATATAAGTGCTCAAAGGGATGATTTATCCGATTCTATGTATATGGGGCATAAGGCATATCTTGACCCTACTTACATTTATGAGAAATATCCTGACCTAACGATAGAAGAGTGTGAAACTATTGAGAAGATTGCCAACTATCAAAACAATGGTGATCAATTTGACAATGGCATTTGGAATGGTGACAAGACTGGACGAGTTACTACTTATTACGCTTTTTGGCGTGATATTGAAGAACATGAATATGGTGTTGTTTCCGATGAAATGGGCAATGAGTTATTTGTCAGAATAAATTTTGAAGGTGGCAAATACACAGATAAAGACCTAATTGAAGCCACAGACGAGAAGTACAAAAAGATTCTAAGCCAAGGTACAGGAAAGCGTAGAGGCAATAAGAAGAAAAGAAAGTTCAATGCCGATGTAATCAGGTATTGTGTTTTCGTTTATGATGTTTCCGGAGGACCAATAGGTGATGCAGAAGATATGTCTCCGATTGTACTTGAAAGTGGCATAATGCCTTATCAGGAAACAACGAGTTTAGACCCAAGTAGTGCGAGATTCCCATACGCAGTTCAAACCTTTGAGTATTGGAATGGATTAGTTGTAAGTCCTTTGGATTCTATGATTGACCCACAGCGTATGATTAACCGCTATTGGTCAGCACAGGAACACCAAATCAATCGTGCTACTCCTCCAATTACTTTGATTGACAGAGGTGTAATTGACGAGGAAGAAGGTGAAGAAGGACTTCGTAGAAATATCCGTAATGGAGACCCTGTACTTGTAAATGGCAAGTTTAGTTTGAACAATGCGGTTGCAAATCTACCTGGTTCAAGTTTAAGTGGATTCCAATACCTAAGTGCTGCAATCGGTCAGGTTAAGACTGCTGCATTGGCTATTACAGGTGTAAACGAGCAGATGTTGGGTACAGGTAGTTTAGAACTTGTACGGAATAATCAGGCTATGATTAACAGGGGTACTCTTATTCAGGAGGACTTTTATTTCAGTTTAGCGGATTGTATCAAGCAGATTTACCAAAGTATTGCCAATCGTGGAAGAAAGATATATGCCGATAGTCCACACACTTTGATTAATGCAGTAGGTGATGAGGGTGCTGAAAGAGTTAGTTTCACAAGTGAGGATTTGTTGGCTGACTTCCGTATTAGTTTACAGCGTAGCGAACCTGAGAAAGAATTGTTGATACAAGGTAATGCCTTGGCTATTCAGTTACTTCAAATGGGTATGCTTGATGAGAATACGATTAGCAAAATTCTTAACCTTGCTACTCCTGCCGAGGTGTATAGTGCGGCACGGAGATACCTGAAAATGAAGCAAGAAATTGCAAGACAGCAGGAAGAAGCAATGGCGGCACAGGGAATGCAAATGGAGGCACAGGCACAGCAACAGCAGATTGACAATCAGTTGATGCAGTTAGCACAAATGGAGAATGCCAATCAGAATATGGCAGACAACAGAGATGCTAAGTTAATGGAAACGATGATGAAAGCCGAGGCACAAATGGCAAGTAGGCAACAACCTCGTGGTGGTGGCGGTACTCCAAACCAAGTAATGTAACTTTTAATTTCTATCTATATGAAAATGTCCGTTTCAAAAATGAAAATGAGTACCGGTGGCGGTAAAAAGACTGCTAAGAAAAGTGCTCCTGCCAAAAAATCTGCTATGAAAAAAGTAGTAGGCATGGCAAAAAAAGCCATGAAAGGCGGTAAAATGTCCGGTGGAATGTACTAAGACTACCAAAACGAAAGAGTGCCCGGGCTTCAGCAACCCGGGCATTTGTTTTTTATAGCCTGTCCACTTTTTTGTACGAACAAAAAATTATATATAACTTTGTCTAAAATAATGGACAAAGTATGTCAGAACAACAAGTAACTTTTAGCCCTGAACAAGAAGCACAAGTAAGGGCTGCTATGCAGGATAATCCCTTTGCGGATGACCTGACCCCCGAGGAATTTGCCTTGATATTTGGAGATGGTACAACAACAGAAACACAGCCTCCAATAACAGACGAACCACCTTCCACTCCTGACAATGACAATCAGGACTATCAGGATGAACCTGAAACACCACCTGCAAAAGATGAACCTGAAACAGAGGTAGGAA